CATATACCAGTTTTCTACGCACTTGTCAATAAAAAGATAGATATCTTTATCATTAAACCCATTATTTTTCAAGAATTTAATAAACCCATTAATTTTACATCTATTTTCTTTGGTCATTGGCGGCATAGGTCCAAAATTATTTACTGTTAATTGTTCTTGTAAGTATTGAATAAGACCTGTTACTGAAATTGACCTATTTAATTGTTTGGCTCTGTATTTAGCCCTCGATTCTTCTGTGGTTTGTTTGGCTTTTTTTAAAGCATCTTGTAAATTCATTTTATTTCGCCCATCCCGCAATTATATATTATTTCCCTTACTCTGCTAATGCAGTCTTTAGTTTGTTTAGAATATCTGTCATAATCTCGTAGTTCATTTTGTATTTCAGATAAAGCATAATAAAAATCAGATCCTTTTACAGCTAATTTAAATTCGTTAATTTCTTCTTCATTAAATTCCAAAGTAGCCTTCATTACCGCCTCCTTTGCCATTTTCTGGATCTATTAGATGATCGTGGCCTTACGCCGTAGCTCGGCCTATCTGATTTCTTTTTATATTCTCCACTTTCTTTACGCATTTCATGTAACTGTTTTGGTTTATCTGTTTTCTTATAAGTGGCTTTTCTTTTCGATAAAACATATACTGTACCAGCTACTGCATCTGAAACATCTTTCGAACCACGAGCATGATGATCTACTTTATTCTTTTCTATATTAAAAATAAGTCCTTTCAATTCTTTTTTATGTGCTTCATGTTCTGGTATCCAAAGTCGATTTTCTGTCAAACAATTTTTCTTTTCAATATAAGCATTGGTTGTTTTATCTACTGACAGATATTGTGATGTGACCCCATTTCTTCTTAAATTTTGAATTAATGTAATACTGTACGCTCTATCTGCTGAAAAAGATGTAAAATTTGTCAAATATTCTTTTATAGTAAGATACAGTTTTTCTACTTTAGATATATCAATTTGTCCATTATTTGGAGGATTTATTTTTAATAGGCCAAAAATTGCATAAACAGGGGCTGAAGCCTCTACAATTTCAACTTTTTCTTTAGTGTCTACATCCAATGTTTCTTTCTTTTTAGTTGTAACTGCACCTACAGTAGCTCCAAATGCAATCCCGGATGCATCTTGGGATAAAGATAGATCACAATGACTATGAAATGTGAAAAATGGATTAATAGTTTTAATAAATTCTATGTTTAATAATGACCTAATATCCATCACATCATTCAAACATATTTCTTGTACAGTAAATATTTGCTGACTTTGATAATATTGATTATAATTTTCAATATTTTGTAAAAGAACATGTGACGGAATGAATTTTGATTCCCTTGAAATAGGTCTTCCGGCCACATTCCTGATTGCAGCATGTAAATCTGCATCAAATTGATCTTTAAGTTCAATTGGGATTTCAATAATATCATTTGTCATTATTTTAGGCTTTTTTTCAAAAACTGCCCCACCATCAAGTTCCGTCGGCATCTGTACCCAAAACTTTTTACCAGAATATTTATCTGTGTCCTTTACTTCCCATAAAGGATAATCCATAACATAAATATGATTTGATTTTTTTGACTCTCTAATCTTGTTTTGAATAAAGTCGTCTGTATGGTTAGCAGAAGATGCGAGATATAGTTTGCCGGGCCACTCCCCGGTTGCCATATCTTTAAACTGGTTCTGAATCCTGTCCTTGATAGTCTGATATAAGACAGTTGCTTGGTCGTAATACTGTTCGTCAAGGGCTTGATGTGCCGAACCTTTAATAACTTGCAGAAAATTGGCTTCGTCAATAAAAGCCGCATACACGTTTTCAGACATTGCTGCCGTGTTGGTTGTTGCAATAGGCTTTACAATTATGTTTCCCGGAAACACAGCATAGTTTTTGGCCCTGCCTTGCAATGGAAAATACTTTTTAAAATATTCTGAATCGTCAATCATTCCTTTGAACTCAGAAAAATTACGTTTAGCCTTGGCTTCCTTTAGAGATTGCATTGTAAATACAATTTCAGAACCCGGAGATAACTTGTAATGGGTTTGTGGGTTATAGAGACAACTTAGTTTATATATATGGTAAGAGAAAGCACAGCAAGCCATATATGTCTTCCCGATCCGCGTCGCGCCTGACATCACTACTTCATAGCAATGATTATAGGGGCCAAAAATATCAATCAAACAGTTCTTGATTTTTGGCCTAATTGTACCCTCGAGGTTAAGATACTCGGAACTCAGCAGAAATTCCAGTACGTCTACAGGCTGTTTCTTATATCCTGTCTGAAGTGATCGTTGAAGTTGCCCCATTACCGTTAGAAAGTCATCTTTTGGTATAGAATCCCCATAAATTTGCCGCAATCTCTGCACTTGCAGCAGCATGGCTTTCTTTAATGTATCTGGATGGCCTTTTTCAAAGCATAATGTTTCTATGTACTCCGATAATACATTTGGTTCGAGGAATTTTTTATTCAATTAAGACGGCCCCCTTTCTTCAATTTTTCGGCCTCATATTGTGATTTTAAAGTATCATAAGTAATATCTGTAATTTCTTGAACTATTTTTAACCCCAAAACATGAGAATACATTGCCATAATCTGTTTAGTAGTGTACTTGGAATACAAAGTTGACATTACCATTTGACACAAATCACAAAAATTATCTGTTTTCATATCAGTTCTTCCACAAATTATACATTTTTTATTCATTTTTATTACATACTTTCTTTTATAATTATATTAATTAATGAACAACAACATACAAAATCTTCTTCTATTTCTTGTTTATGAAATAAATATACATAACCTTTATCATTTAGAATTATTACTTTTTCACCATCAGTACATTTTGCCCAATATCCTTTTGGTAATTCTCTTTCCAAATACTTCATAAACTTTTTAATAGGTTTCATCATACTTTACTCCTGTTAAAATGCACGGCCCCATCTTCCTTGATTGAAATGTACACTGTTACTTCGTTAATCTTTTTCTGCATGATCAAATAATTTTTTTTGTTTTGGCTGATATACACTTCCCAGTCATCTTTTTCCAAAAGAACTTTAAGTTCATCCTGTATTTTAGTCATGTCCAAGGCTCCGAATCTTTCGTAGGGCAAATAAAAAAATCATATTCAGATGATTTTGGTGCCTTTACAACATAACCAGGTTCGCAATTCAAACTAAGCTCCCCACAAGGGCATAAATCATCTAAATGGCATCCACAATCACCACAATAAAGGCCGTCATAACCGTGTTCTTTTAAATAATTCATAATAATATCCAAAACATTTTTACAAATTGGTTTTTTAATCGCATTTGCGTGAAATCGGCAACATTCTTCTCCATCTTCTGAATTAACCCAAATTTCTTCATCCATACAATTAATTCCATCCCAAAAACTACAATAATCGCAACTTGGTATCATTTCAATCCCCCAAAAATACTGTTAAATAAATTACCATCTTGTATACTTTTGTAGCATTTTTCGCATAAAAATACAAGTCCTTTTTTTAGTTTTGATCCTTCTTTTATTGTGGCAACTAAACAGCCACAATTTTTACAATAATATTTCATACATCATCTCCCATCTTAAACAAGATCCAAAGCCAAACTATACCACCAAAAATACCCATCACACTCATACCTATAGCTGCTACATAATCATTCATTATTAACTATCCTTTCCATGTTTATGTATATCCCAATATCCGTTATCACTTGTGGGATCTTGATTTATATTCATGTCATTTCTAAGGCGTTCAAATTTACCGATCGCAATGTATATTTCATTTTCCATCTTAACCAAATCTCCCGTTTGATATAAAATTGTTGCATCCCAATGTGGTATTTCAGATTCTTTATTCAAATAATCAATAATAGCATTCACCTTTTCAACAAACTCTGGTAATGAATCAATAAAATAGTTAACTTTAGCGCCCCACTCTTCAGATTCTTTTCGCGATAGGAAAGGAGGCAATCTTGGCGGTATTTCTGGTAAATTTAGTATAGTCATTTTATTCTCCTATGCGTCAAAGAATTCAACATCTCCACATTCATAATGAATAAGAAATAAAACATTTTCATATATAGCTATACAACATTCGTCTGTAATAGTGATAAATTCTCCACATATAGGACATACAGGTAATTCTTTCAAAATAATATGATTTAAATCAATAGCTTCCGTATCCATTTTAATTATTTCCTCATTAATTTAGGATATACCTTGGGATTAAATCTAAATTTACCATCTTTAGTAAAATTATATACATTAGATATTTCTTCTTTTTCAGGAAAAACTTCTGCTTCAGGATCATACATATGTTTTAATTTTTGTTTTATTTCCATTCTGAATTGTTTATTCGCTATTCGTTTATCTTTTTTATTAGTTTTAGATTTAGTCATGCCTGAAAATGGATTTTTTTTTATAGATTTACCCATATTATTCTATTCCTTTATATAATTTTATTAAAAATTTTAGTTATAATAAATTTTTTAATTCTTTCTTTTATTAAATTTTCTTTTTTTATCATATATTTAGGTAACCACCAGCAATACCCCGGCTTTCCTTTACTAAACAGCAACCCGCCAATATATTCATCAAATTCAATTAAATATTTTTTTTCCTTTGAATCATTGATAATTTTTCCTTTTAAATTATCAAAATTAATGCCCTCCCAATTTCCATTTACAACAACTTTATCTTCTATTTTCATGTTACTGCCTTATAATTATGTTTAATCTTAACTAAAATATAATTTTTTGTCAACACATTTTTATTTTTCATTTAAAACTGCTTTTTCAATAACTTCCCAAGGTACATTATTACCCCAACATTCCCATTTTAACCAAAGCTTTTTATAATAAGGTAATCTATTTTTTGGAGTTTTCAATTCTTCCCAACATTTTTGACACAAAGGGAAACAGGATTTATTCTCTATATAACGAGTATCATGTGGTTTTACAAACTTCCAAGGCCTTTTACATTTACAACAAATACCATACTGAGGGGCTAACATTCTTTCAATACACGCTCTACAATACTTCAAATTTTTCATTTTTATTTCCTTTATTCTGGTAAATTACAATAAGCCCAATGCGTAACTGGGAACGAAAAATTAATCCAATGCATAGAATCAATATCCATTTCCGACCTAAACCCAAATTTCAATTGATATGTATCGACATTATATGCCAAAACATCGGCCAAAACTTCTGGCAATTCTTCATCAGTCCTTTTCCAATCTAACATAATTCGATCCCTTTCGTTCCTATAATTCCACCTACAATTTTTGCAAAAATAAGAGGCTTTGCCCCAATTGGCAGCATAAAGTACAACCCCTTTCTTTCGCAAATTCCTTTTAGTCAAATTGCCTTCCAATTCTGATGGAATCAACATAGTAACATCAACCATCATTTCTACATCCCCACCACATTCTGGGCATACCATTTTTAATCTCCTTTTTTACACATATTCTACAAAATCATCGCATATTGTAGGTTCATCATATAAATTAATTAGCACGTGATGCAACGAACATACATTATCTGCATATCTCATATTAGATGGATTTTCGGCTATAGATTCTTCAATTTGATCTTTTCTCAGCATTTTGTCCTCCTTTTATTTTTAAGTTTCGGCTAAAACTATATTATATAATATAGGATAGGTCAAGTGATGTTTTTAAAAATATGTACTATTACATCTACAGTCCATCCATTGCCAAGCATCTTGTATCTTTGTGAATTAGACATCATTTTGTCTTTATATACTGGATGAGGAACAAGTGTGTAATTATCCGGCACTGTCTGAAGTCTTTCACACTCTATAGGAGTTAATTTTCTCCAAATTTTTTCATTTTCGACAACATTCAATTGTCCACAATTATGTCGCAATGTACAGCACTTTTCTTTATAAATCCTTTCCTTCCGGCTTTTATAAAGAGCATCTACAATAACGACCAAGCTCACCGGCGGCAATGGAGCGCAGCGGAATTGCCGTCCGGTGCAGCGCCTTGTTATGCATTTCTATGCGTCTTCCACCATAAATAATCTCGGTTGGCTTTCAAATCTTGCAATTCTTTCTCTCGCCAGCTCACAATATTCATTGCTAGTATCAATGCCGATATATTTTCTATTCAATTGAAGAGCTGAAATACAAGTTGTTCCGCTACCATTCATTGGGTCAAGCACAATATCACCTTCATTTGACCAAGATTTTATGTGGTCTCTTGCTAATGCACAAGGAAATGGGGCTGGGTGTCCTTTTGCTTCTTGGTCTTCTGCCTTCTTTCCAACAACATACTCCCAAATATTTCCTTTAATTTTCTTTTTCTTAACTGGTTTAGCCATTTTTTTTCGGCTTTGCTCACCTTTAGAGTAGTTCTTGTATGTGGTTCCGTTTAGTTCAAGACCTGCATGCAGACAATCAATTTTAATCGGGTTATGAGTTTCGACTGTACCTTTGCTGAAAACAAACATATATTCAAAGATATTGTTATATCGCTTACGGTAAATTTGTGGTATTGGATTTGTCTTTTGAAAGATCATGGTGTCATGTAGATTAAAACCTACTTTCATAAAATGCAGAGCTTGCTTAAAACTTGTTCCTGTCTCGGAGCCTTTAATGGTTGCGTCTCCAACAACCCAAACGACAATGCCACCTGGTTTAGTTACTCGATGAAGTTGTTCGGCAATATCTTCAAATGGGAATACATATCCCTTGTAGGTTCGCAAGTTGTCGTAGGGAGGTGAAGTCACTGTAAGGTCAATTGAATTTTCATCAAAAGACCTCATTACTTCTACACAATTTCCTTCAATAATTTTGTTTGTAAACTCATCCATATTGATTATTTCACTCCAAATAATCCACTGTCAGAAATGGATTGAATGATTTTTATTTTGCTTTCAATCTTACTCATTTTAACTAGCTCTTTTAGGGCTTCATCATGACTCATCCGCATTATCTTTTCTCTTTCCGAAGCTAAGTAAGCCAGTCCTTCTTTTTTAGCAATTTCCGTAGATTCTGTTGCCGCTTCTTTTTCTTTTTTCCAAAGTTCCTCAATTATTTTAGAGTAACTCAAGATGGTCTTATTAACAGCCAACCAATAATCAACAGCATTTTTTGAAGGGTTTAATGCTGGTATTGTTTTAAATATTTCATACAAAAGTCCTTCTGCATTTTCATTGCCATCTTCAATTGCATAATTCACAAGAAGTGATAAGTGGGAATAGGTAAAAATACAAACGTTTCTTGTCGAAGCCTGTTTATAAATCTGACTGGAACGTGTCGGCAATTGGTAAATTGGGCAGACTACCATAGCGAATGGCTTTCCATGTTTCCATCCGTCCATTGCCTGAACCTTGAAGTCTTTTTGATTTTTAGCGGTTCTACTCAAACGAAATGCCTTTGCATCAGCAACAAAGCTGTAATTTTTTGCAAAAGCGTCTACATCAGCAACATCCGCTCTTTCCGTAAGAACTATACTCTTAAGCCCCATTTGTTTATAAGCAAAACACAAAAGGCTGTCAGTGTATTTTGAGTAAAGTTTTTCTTCGCTTGAATCGTGACTGTATGCTTCTGGGATGTTACCGCATAAACGCAAATGGTCTATCAGTGTGCCTGACCCGTATTTTTTTATTTCTTCACCTAGTTCATTCTCAAGTCTTTCTGTATCGTCTGTGAAATTTCCGCTCAATTTTTGGATTTCACTAACCCAATATTTCCTTTTCGCGATCGCGTTTTCTGAAATTATTCTCATCATTCTATTCCTACGTTGTTAAAGCTCATAGTAATTCCTCACGCCAACGATTATGCATATCATATCGAAAAGAGAAACTTGATCAGTTTCACCCTTCTTGTTTTTTGATCTAACAATGGATGATGGATTATTTAAGCGTTCTTGTGCCATTTGGCAATATTCAGGGGATATATCGATACCTATAAATTTTCTATTCAGTTTTTTTGCTACAATAGCGGTTGTTCCTGAACCCATAAATGGATCAAGGATAATATGCGAATTTGTAGATGATATGATGCGTTCAATTAAATCCTCTGGGAAAGGTGCTGGATGTTTATTTTTACTTTCCTGCCCAAATTCCCATACATCGCCATAAGCATTCGCTTTTTTTGCCAACTCGAATTTTGGTTTGGCAATCAGATAAATGACCTCATAAGTGGGCAAAAAATATCCTGGATTAAAATTTATTCCACCTTTTCTTTTCCAGATAATAATTTGCCTGACAGGGAAACCGGAAACAATATCATGCCTATCCTGTAATAAACCTGCTTGAACACGCCATTTATGATTATAAAATATTGCTCCATTTTCAGGAATTATTCGTAGCATTTCTGTGAGACAATCTCTTTGCCAAGCAACATATTCATCATGCGGCATATTATCGTTATAATTAGAATAGCCATTTACCAGAGCAGCATTTGACCACTTTCCACCTCTGCCATCTTTCATCCCATTTCCTGTGGAATTTTTAAGGTTGTAAGGCGGTGAAGTAACAACTAAATCAACTGACTGATCCGGAATCTGTTTCATAACATCAACAGTGTTTCCACAGATAAATTTATCTATAAAGTCTTTTGGAAAATTTAATTCTTTCAATTTACTCATTATCTCCATTTTTGGAATTTACTTTTTTACACATAACGTTGCGGTCACTGGCCGCGAGGAACGAGCGGTCCTGTGCACTGCATGGTTAACCGCCAATTATTTCATTCAACCCCTCAATGATCAGCGTCAACTCTTCGTCGGATGCTTTTGATATCCTTTTGCACCTTCTCAGACACATTATAAACCTTCCATACTTTATCAGATTTAAACTTTGCTTCTCCTCCAAATTCTTGGGCTAAAATTTCTGGTATAGAACACCTATATTCTAAAGCCCTATTCTTGATAGCAGCTATAGTTTCTTCCGGCATATCCACAACACTCCATCGCTTCATATAATATCTCCAATACGCATTTTTTTCAAGTGTCTTTTTCAAAATTATCAGCTCATATAGAAAAAAATGCTCATTGAGATACGATTTGTCAAAGGTTTTGAAAAATCTTTCAAAAACCAGTATACCCCCTAAATCCCCCTATAAAATTTTTATAAGGTCATTATATAGCCTGGAAAAACGCTTTCTGGATTATAAATAATACATATCCCTGAAATTTATTTTAATTGGAAATACAATATAATCACATACTGTATATTCTATACCCCCCAAATTTTACTTTGTGCGAAAAAGAGGACCCCTCCACCACCTAAATACTTACAAACGGTACATTTAAACTTTATATGTCTTAAACTTTTTTGGTTTTATGACACGTTTTATTGTTTTAAAAAGCCATACTACCAAGCATATTTTAAGCCATAACAATTGATTGATATATTTTATAAATTATAAATAATTGATTGATATGTTTTATAAATTGTAAACAATTGATTGATATGTTTTATAAATTATAAATAATTGATTGATATGTTTTATAAATTATATAAACTTTCTTATAACCATTTTCACTTGAGCGCCTTGTCAATAAAAAGTTTTTGGATTTTTTATTTTAATGTCAAAAAATATGGGATTTTTCTTAAAATAAATAAATAAAATAATATAAAAAATCACTTGACAAGCCGGATTGACTTATGATAAAAATAATTATAATTTAAATTTTTTAAAGGGGAGACAATAGTATGAGAATAAATAATTTGAAAAAAGAATTACAATTGGCGCGTGAGAAACATGAATTATTCATGGAAAATCTGGAAAATTCAGACAACCCGCAAACAAAAGAATTGCATGATTATAATTGTCATATCGTGGAAACTTTGAATGCAATTTTGTCTCGGATTGACGGGGATAAAATAGCATTAGCGATGTTATAATCCAATATCATACTTTAAGTACAATCAACCCCAGACTTTAACCGGTCTGGGGTTTTTTATTTTAATGAAGGCGAATCCTAACTTTCGCTTGAATCTAACTCCTTAAATAACCGCTCAATCCCTTTCTTTACTTGCCGTTTTAGATCCGCCTTGACCCTATCTTGTCTTATTACTGTTCGCTCCAACAATAACAAGCTTTTAATATAATTCGCGACTGATTTATTTTCAT